GCCTTGAGGAACTGAAGCGCCAGCTCGAAGGTCGCGCGCTCGATCCTGGCCGGGATCTCGTCGTCCGCGTACTCCTGCGGCAACCCGTCGACACCGTCCGGTACGTCAGGGTTGACCGCGTCGTCCCTGGGCCACGCGAGCGCCTGGGTGTCCGACGCGGGGGTTCCGATCCACGCGAGCGCACTGAGCTCGCGCGTCGCCTGCACCAGCGCTCTACGCCGGGTGTCCGCGCTCGCGGCCGTGTAGGCGTCGACGTTCAGGCGCTCGTCGATCCATGTCGCGAAATCGGCCTCGGTGCCGAAGCTGTTAGCGTTGGCCGCACCGGATGTAGCGACGATGGCGACGGCCACTCACCTATCCGTCCTTCTTCGGAGCCTTCTTCGCCCTTCCCGGCTTTTCCTCGGCCGCCTCGGCAGCGGGCACGGCATCGGGCTCGGGCTCCGACGCCGGCACGACCTCGTGCACGTTGGCCACGGCGGCCTTCGGCGCTCCGACGTGCTTGGGCGGCTGCACCGGGGGCACGGCCTCGACGCCCTCGGGCGGGTCGGCTGCGTGCGAGCCGGCCTTGAGCAGCGCGCGCGCGTCGATCGGCCAGAACTCGCGCTGCTCGCCCGTTTCCAAGTCGAACAGCACCCACTTGCCCTCGGCCGTCTTGAACATTAGGTCGTGGCCTTCACAGCGAACGCCGTGAAGTCGATCCCACCGCCGCCGGCGATCGTGCCCTCCACCTGGGTCCGAATCCGCATGTAGCGGTAGACGGTCCCGTTGATCTCGTTGGTGAACGGCAGTTCGTATCGGCCGACTGCGGTGTCCTCGGTTTCGTCGGTGATTTCGAGCGCGCCCACCTGTAGGCAGGTGCCGTTCTTGATCACCTCGGATCCGGTGTCGAAGTCGAACACGTCACTGAACTGCGTGCAGATGAGGTAGCGCTCGTCGCCCGTATCGACCTCGATGACGGTGATGTCGACGATCACGCGCCCGTCGACGCGGGAGTCGCCGAGGTCGATGATCTTGTCCGAGCTGTCGACCTGTGCGGGGTCGTCGGCCGCGACGAGATGCGCGTCCTTGAGCAGCAGGTCGAGATCGAACGTGAAATCCTTCTGGCCACGTGCCATGATGTCAGCCTCTACGCTTGAATGAAGTAGATGGAAACCGTGACGATGCCCGCCGTGACCGAGCCCCAGTCGGCATCGACGGTGACGGTGAGCGTCGGGCTGTTGCCGGCCGTCAGAAGCAGCTCGCCCGAGGGCGGACCCGCCTCGACCCCGTCCGCTGCCGCCGAGAACAGGTCGAGCGTGCCCGTGTTGTAGCGGTCCCCGTCGTCGCCGTCGCCGATCGTGAGCGCGGCCGACACGTCGCCGGCGAAACCCTCCTCGACGGTGACCTTGGACGCCACCACGACCGCGCCCTTCGGGATGGCTCCGCGGAACGTGACCGTCCCCGCAGCGCCAAGACCGTCCGTGAACTCCTCGTGGTCGAACTGCTGCTCGAGCACACCCACGAGCGCGTACGCCCTACCGAACCCGCCGTCCGGGAATCGAACGTCGGTATCGACGAGCCGGCGCCGGTCCGCGCCGGTGTCGCGGAACGTCTTGATCGAGTGCGTGACCGTCATCTGCCTACGCGACCACTTCGGCGTTGCTGATCCCGCCGTAGCGGGCGATCGCGCGCGGGTGCTCGACGACCTGACTGATGAGCCACTCGACGCGCGTGGTCAGGAACGGGCTGTCCGTGTCCTCGCCCAGGTCGCGGGCCTCCATCATGCCGTTCTGGATGCCCTGGTAGTAGCCGTCACCGAGGCTCACGCAGTAGATCGAGGTCGCGGACGATCCGGCCGGCGAGCCGAGAAGGTCGCCCTGCTCGTCGAAGGCCAGCGGCTCGGTGCCGTCGTTCTCCGGGTACGGCTCGACCAACGGCACGGCGTTGTAGGTCGGGATCTGGCGGCCGAACATGTCCGGCGTCCACATCACGAACCCGCCGACCGTCGACTTCCTGGCGGCCTGCGTGATGCGCTGGATCAGCGTCTTGTTGAGCCAGAGCTGCTTGCCCGGCCCGGAGACCTTGCCGAGGAGTTGGTCCAGCTTGAACAGGCTGAGCGCGTCGCCGTTGTCCGTCGTGCCCGCGTTGACGAACTGCGCGTTCCCGGAGCTGACCACGATGCGCTTCTGGAGCCCGTCGAACTCGCGCGGGTCGTTCTCCGAGTCGCCCTTGATCAGCTTGGTCGTGATCGCGGCCGCGAGCGCCTTCGCCTTCAGCGTCTCGTGCGTCGTCCGCACCTCGGCGCCGAACATCTTGACGAGCGCCGGGTCGACGGTCAGGTCGCCGCCGCCGATACGCAGCGCTTCGGCTGCGGGGTTGATGACGCCCGCCGAGGCCGTGTAGCCTTCGTTGATGCCACGGAACGCGATGCCCGGCAGAACACCCTCTTGGTTGTAGGCGTACGAGTTACCGGGGATCGAGCGGAACGGAAGGTTCGCGAGCCATGCGGAGGCGCGGGCGAACGTGCTGATGATGCCGGCCCGCTTCGTCTCGCCGCCCGAGAAGGCGATCTTGGCGGCTTCCAGCAGGGTGATCGAGGCCATCTCGGTGTCTCCCCAGGGTTGGGTTCTAACCCCCGGAACGCCACCGAAATACGAAGGGCCGGGGATTCTCGTGCGCTTGTCGGCGGAATCGCTCCACCACCACAGCGCCGGAATCGCTCCGGCCCAACGCCCTGCCTGTCGGGGATCGCCCCCGACCCTACAAGGTCAAGCTACCACGTGCGGGACCCAACCTGTCGCTACGGTACCGTATTCGGTGCCGCAAAGTCAACCCCGCTCGTTCGCTGCGGCAAGTCCGGCCGCCGGATTCTTCACGAGATCCTCGAAGGTGAGCGGGCCGGACGACTGCACAGCGGTCGTCGACTGGTAGCCGCCCGCGCCCGAGCCCGACGCCTTCGTGCCCTGTACCCACTCGGCTCGGTTCTTCATGATACCGGCGATGTGCTTGGCGACGTCCTTGCCCGGCTCGTCACGGACCATCGGCTTCCCGTCCGAGGTCAGGTCGAACTCCTCGGCATGCAGCTTCCAGAAGTCGTCGACCCGTGAGGCGACCGCGCCCGCTCCGCTGAACATGCCCTTGATCACGTTGTTCAGCTTGAGCTCGCGGTTCTCCTTCGTGGCGGACTCGAGCTCCACCAGCTTCGGCTCGTACTCCTTCCTGAGGTTGGCCTCGATGTTGTCGTAGAGCTTCTTGAGCTCGTCCTCGGTCATGCCGGCGGCCTTAGCCTGCTTCTCCGCTGCCGCGTCGGCCGCTGCCTTGGTCGCCTTCTTGGCGACGGCCTCGGCTGCCTCGCGCGCCTTCCGCTCCTCGTCGAGCGCCTTGCTCAGCTTGGCCGCGTGATCGACCGGCACCCACTTGCCGTCGACCTCCTCGTACTCGCCCTCAAAGCCCTTCGGGATGTCGGCTTGCTTGTCGAAGCTCGGTAGTGCCATCGGTCCTACTCCTGTTTCGGGGGCGTGCGCCCCGGTTTGTTACGCGACCATCCTGGCTGCCGCGACGGTGATGCGCTCCACGCAGCGGCAGTTGTAATCCGTCTCGCCCGGCACGAGCTGGCCATTCGGGTAGCGATCGTCGAAGCCGACCATCGTACCATGCAGGGCCAAGTGCTCCGGCCGGTTGCGTCCGTCGCCGGTAGGCCCCGCGACCGCGAGCCACGTCCTGCGGAGCCGCGAGCGGACGACGATGCCACGCTCGATCGCGTCCTCCCATGACAGCCGCTGCGCCAGCCGGTTCGCGTCGAGCGCGATGCTCCGTGCGTGGCCCTCGGTGTTGAGCGCGAGCAATCGCTTTCGATACGCTTCTACCATGCGCCCGACCTGTTCGGGAGTCAGCGGCTTGTCGCCGAGTGACCGGTTGAGCATGGCCAAGTCCCGCTTGCCGAGCCCCTGCCCACCGGCGTGTGCCGAGCGAATGATCACCGAGCCGTCGGGTGTGCGGATTTGACCCCGTCCGAGCACCCGGGAGAGCGCGGCGCGGTCGCCCGTCACCAGCTCGCCCCGGAACCGCTCGACCGCGCGAGCTTGGCGCGGCGAGAGCCCGATCTGCTCTCGGACCCTACGAGCGGTCACGCGGGGTCCCTCGCCGGCAACCAGCCCGTCCTCGACCGCCTGGCGTACCGTCTCCCGGACCTCGGTCGCGATACGGGTAGTCACCGCACGGTCGAGCCCGCGAACGGCGTCCACGACAAACGGGTTCAGGTAGCCGAACGTGCCGCGCAGGCTATGCGGTAAGTGCTTCGCCCACGCGTCGGCCGAGCGCAGCGTCTCCACGTCGAGCCATTGGCGAAACTCGGCGAGCGGCGCTTCGAGCGCTTCGTCGGACAACAGTCGGTCGATCGCGCCCGTTCTGATTGCCCACGCCAGCTCGCCCTCCGTCATCGTGTCACGGATCAGGCGGTAGAGCCGGAGCAACTTCGACACCGCGTCGGGCTGCATGGACGCGCTCCGGCGGCGCACACGCTCTAGCAGGGCGATCTCGGCGGGGCTCACGCGGCCGCGTCTCCATCCGCCGCCATCCGCGCCTCACGCTCGGCCTCGCGTTCCGCCTCGATCGCTGCCTGGTTCGCCATCATCTCCAGCACGATCTCGTCCACGTCCTCGTCGCCACCGAGCAGGTTACCGCGCTGCATCGCCTGGACGAGCAGCCTCGGTGGGAGGCCCGCGTCGGCGATGGCTCGCACGTACGCCGTCAGCAGGTCGGCCTGCATCGACGTGTCCTCGTACTCGGCGTTTAGCGTGAGTGTGGGAGCGCCGCTCTCCTCGCCGCCCATGAACCACCAGTGCATCGAGAGCATCTCGTTGAGCGCGTCCGCGATGCCCTGGCCGGCGGTCGCGAGCGTCGAGTTTTCGGCCGACGCGTCGAGGCGCTTCGCCTCGGCCGTTTCGGCCGCTCGGCTGTCACGTTGGAGGAAGCTGAGCCCCAAGGCTGCCATCTCGCGCAACTTCTCGACCACGAGCAGCGATTGGCGCTCAAGCCCCGTGCCGGCGGGCTCCGACCACTTGAAGTCGCCGCCCTCCTGGACGTGGACTGACACGAGCGGGCCGATCTCGAGCGGCACCGGCACGCCCTTGGCGTCCTTGGCGAGCTCGCCGATCACAGTCGGCTGCGCGAACCCGACGACCGCGGTGTTGAACCTGAGATCCGTCGCGATCTGCCAGTGTGAAAGGTTCGCCCACGCGACGCCAAGCAGCGGGATCTTCGCGACCATCGGCTCGTCCGAGCGCCCCGTGTAGGCGATCGCGACCGGGAGGAAATCGGCGGGCGCGCCGTTCCGGTTCGTGAACACCCCCGACCCGATCACGCTGAATTGCTCGGCGCCCTGCGCGTTCATCTCGTACAGTGTCCACGTGGCCAGGGCGCCTATAAGTCGGAGCACGCGGAACCTGTCACGCCGCTCGACGCCGTACTCGCCGTCGTCGACCTGGGCCGGCTCGTGAAACACGATCTGCGTGAGCGTGCGCCGGTTGTTCACGACGTCCGTACGCCAGCTGATCGCCTGGCTCCGGGTCCGGAGTGACCAGACCGGCCGGAGGTTCATCTCGCGTTCGATCTCCGACGTGACCTCGACGTCATCCGGCACGGTCGGGTGGTCGACGATACCGACGGCCAGCCCGTCGCGGATCGCGGCCTCGGAGAAGCGTTTGGAGAACACGATGCCCGCGGTGCCTGCCGCGTCGATGTTCGCCCAATGATCGGCCATCTGCTCCTCGGCCGCGTTCCAGTCGATCTCGGGCGGCTTGGCGTACAGCATGCCGATCGCCGCGCTGAGCGTGCGGCCGAGCCCCTCGAAGAACGTCTCGCACATGCGGCGGATCTTGTAGTTGCCCGGCTTTTCGGCGGTCCACTTGCGGATGTACTCGACGCTCGCCTCGTGCATCGTGCGCGTGCCGCCGATCTCGTCGGAAATCAGCTTGAGGTCCTTGAGCACGTCTAGGTACTCGGGCCGGCAGTAGTTCGGAAGCTTGGGGTCGGTGCCGAGTTTCATGCGTCGGTCGGCTGAAGATCACGGAGCCGTTCACGTACCGCACGCCGGAGCGCCCGCTCGTCGCGCTCCGAGAGCGCCCTGAG